TGATGACGCCCAGGGGGTACTCGCCCACGTAGTACAGCGAGTTGGGAATCGGAGCCTGGAAGCTCTTGAGGGTGATTGCGTTCCACTGCTGCTGATTGAGCAGCCTCAGGGGAAAGTCCAGGGTGTTGTAGGTGACGTAGGCGTATTCAATCCCCACCGGACGAGTGGCGGTGAAGTTAGCCGCCGCGGGGCCGATGGTGTAGGATTGCTGTCCGCCGATCAGGTTGAACGCGCTGTTGGAGTTGGCGAACACCACTAGACCCTTGTTGTTGCAGGAGTCCAGAAGGTCGTTGAGAACCACCAGGGCGTCATTCTGCTCGTCCGATGTGGGAGTCTCGCCGGAAGCCACCGCCCCCAGCAATCGCATGGAGTTGGTGATAAGCTGAAGTGCGGTTATGGCCATGTTACGGCTCCTTGATGGACCACCAAACTATGAACGCCAGCAGGGCCGAAAACCCCAGGAAGTACGTGTAGGTCATACCAGCAGGGGGTCCAGAGCCGCCGCAGCGACGAAGATGGCGTTCCACTGCGTGGGCGTCGGCACAGGGGTCAAGTTGGTGCGCAGGTTGCTGGAGAACGGGTTGTCCCGGTCGATGACGTTGGTGTGTTTCCAGAACCGCTGGCGCTTGGCGGTGAGCAGGGCCACGGAAGCGTCGATCTGGGTCTCAGTAATCCCGGCGTCAGCGCACGCCTGTACCAATTGCCACTTGGTGACCGTGGGGCGAGGGTCGGCAATGATGTCGGAGTCCGTGCGCGCTTCCCAATGATTGCCGGCCTCGTCAAATACCCATACCACTTGGCCTCCTGTTGCCTCCGCAGCCGCTTTTGTCGGGAATCGTTGAATGGACATTAGTATTCAACCTCCAAAAAGGCGCTGATCAACGTAAGGAATCCAGCCGCCGCCGATACTGAACCCTGCAAAGAAAAGGTCTGATCAAGGCTTAAGTCAAAGGTGCCCGATGCAAGAGTACCGGCCCCTGTTTGGTCTTGGGCCGCAGCAGCATATGCTTTGCCTGCGTCGTCAAAAGTTATAGAGACGCGATAAGCACCTTGAGATGCTGTAGTTGTAGATGACAGCCCCAACTGGGAAGTTCCGATGAGGTTCCTTATGTTCTTTGTAGTAGCTGTATTGTCTCCAGAACGAAACGCGTTGGACGTAAGCCTACCATACGGTCGTATAGTGCCTCCTGGAACTACAACGGAGCACAAACTTGTCAAGGTGGTGTATGCCGCTGCCGCGTTGATGCTCTGACTGCCGAAGTCGGCCCCAGGGGCTGAGAACGTCAGGGTATTGACGTCGGGAATGGATACGATGGAATCGTACCAGCCCGCTGCGAGGCTCGCTGACCCAGGGTAGAAAAACCGGAACCCTTGGTAAGTTGCCCCAGTAGTTATGCCGTGAGCCGTAGCGGTTATGGTTACCAGCCCGTTGCTTCTGGACGCCGTGGAGTTGGCGACTAGCGAGGCCAACATACACTTCTTGAATCCCGGAAATCGGATATACCTGAGAAATCCACCAGCACTCGGCGTGTTGTCGTCGTCGAACACGTTGGGGTCAGTTACCGACGCAAAGCCGGCTTGCCACAACGATTTGGCCCTGTCGTAATCCAGAGAGTACGAACTGCCGGCCACCAACGGAATGCCGTAGTCGTCGCACCGCCCGTTCTGGAGAATTGTTACAGTTACGTTTGACATGAAACTCTCCTAGGTTGAGACAGGGGTTTCCCCCTGCCCCGTTACGGTTACGTGTACAGCTGGCAGACGCAGCCCTGAGCCGTGGTGAACGTCGTCGGGACCGTCACCGTTGCCGGGACCGTGCCGAATGTGCCGGCGACCGCCCCTGTGAGGACGTTGACGCCGTTAGCTGCCACGAACTTGTTGCTGGTGGCCGTCGTTCCGTTGCTCTGGACTCCGCAGAAGTATCGCCCTGGGGCCAGCGTGACCGGAACCAAGAAGTCACGGTTCTGGAACGTGGAGGCACCCGCCGACAACGTGCCGGCAACCGCCGAGTTGGCCAACAGCTTGCCGTCGCTACCGTACAGGGCGACCAGCATGTTGTCCGTACCGACCACGGTGCCGTTGAGGACCGCCAGCCCCTTCCACGTGTTCCAGTGCGGAACGAAGATTTCCGACAGGTTCATGGTACCGGCAACGTGAACGGACGAAGTGCCCGCCGCAGTGAGAGCCGCCGTACCCAAAGGCATGTTGGGCAGAATCGACGGACCCTGGATAGCGACCGGGGTGCCCTGGCCGCCCTGCGGGATGAACGCAATGTTGCCGTTTTGGGCAATGTACTGATTCGGACCACCGATCAAACTGGGAACGATCGTGACCAGAGACGCAACGGCCAGACCCTGGGCGATGAGCGACTGCTCGGTGGCGTCCGGGAAGACGACAACCGCGCCTGCGGCGAAACCGCCGTAAGCGCGAAGAAGTGTAACAGCCATGGTAATATCCTCTCTTGGCGTTGTGGACGATTAGGCGGTGTAGTACTTCACCGACAATTCGGGGTACGTGGCCGCCCAGCCGAACAGGACGTCCAGACGCATGATGCTGTTGTCGTTCACGCCGTCATAGAACTCGGTCACCTTGACGGTGTAGCCCTTGTAGGTTTCCTGGGCAACGTCGATGACGCCCTTGCCGCCCGGAGGTGCCCACATCGGAACCATGGCCAGAGTGAACGCATCCTTGTGGAACGCCGTGTTGCACTGGTACGAGGTAGAGGCAGAACCAACGATGACGTAGGGCTGAGCCGTGGTCGGGCTGGCACTGACGTTTTGGAACGCACCGGAAGTGACGATGGCCGGGCTGATCGGGATGGACGTGCCGTTCTGGGCCACATCGGCGGTGACTACGAACTGGGCCAGAACGCCTGTGCTGGTGCGCGATTGCGGGTTGACCGCAAAGACGCCGGGGAGCGTAATAACCGTGCCTTTGGTAAGGGTGCCGCCGCCGATGGCGTTGACAGTTACCGTGGAGCCCGTTTGTCCAGCACCGTTGATGTTACTGGCGGTGGCCGCACCGTTGGTGTGGGTATCTACGTTCTGATCCATGGCGTAGGCCAGGCCTAAGCTGTCGACCATCAATCCGCTACCGAATTGCTTGCTGATCGTCGATTGCGCGTTGAATAGGCCGGCGAAGCCCTGGATGGCCGCACCGTTGAGGGCCGGGCCCATCACAAACCCGCGCTGCTTGTCGCGAGGGGCACCCATCTCGTCCAGACGGCGGTTGCAATCGGTGATCGCCGCGAGGGCTAGGGCCTGCGTGGTCGGGAGTGCACCCGTGGGGTTGAGGGCATTGAACGTATTGTAGTGGGCCAGCTGCAGGCCCTGCCGGTCGATTTCGTTCGCAACAGTGGCCATCGCCGCCTGAAGCTTGTCTTCCAGCTTGGTGAGGCTCAACGTGCGTTCGATAGAGGTGAAGTTCAGGTCAGTACCGCCTTGGCTCAGGGTAAGCGGGACCGTGGATTCAACCGTCGCCTGCGGAACGGCAACGCGACCAGCCCGGTACGTGTAGCGAGGTGGCTTTTTGATGTTGATCGTCTGGCCGGGGGCGTAGCCGCGAGACATGTTGCTCGAGAACTCATCCTCCCAGTCACGGTTGACCATCGTGCTGAACGACAGCATGTTCTCCAGAATAGCCAAGGATTCCTTGGCGACGATGGAGCAAGTGACAAGTGTGTTGCTCATTGCGTTTCCTTATGAAATGAAAGTTATCGCGCCCAACGTGCGCCTTGTTTGGCCCGCATTGCCCGATACGCCTCGTGATCCATCTTCGCAGGGTCACCAGAAATGGTGGCAGATGACCTTGTGGTTCTGGCCGGAGGTGGTGGGGCGGAACGGGAGGTTCCAGGTGAGGACTTCTCAAGCGCAGCCTCGATGCGACCAATTTCACGTGCAGCCGCTATTGGACTCAGCCTATTCAGCTTCTCCGCCAGTGCCGGATTTTTTGCAAGGTGATACGCAACTTCCGGCCCACGGTCGGAAGTCAGAATTGCATCGGTGATGTAAGGAGCGACAACCGTGTCCGCTCCGCCCATCACCTCGTCGTAGTCCGCTATGGACTTGCGAACGGTTTCCTGTTTGCTGACCCAGCCCTTGGCCAACTCCATGGCTTCCGCCTGATGGCGCTCCTGGACCGTGGCCGCCCGCTGGTTGTGCACCACCTCGGTTACCTTCTGGGTGGTCTTCCAGTCGGTCAGTGCCTCGATGTAGGTTTCATAATCGGTAAAGTCCGCGAGGTTTGGTTTGGCAGCCGGTTCCCGAGCAGCCGGTTCAGGTACCTGCTGTGTTTGCGGGCGTGAACCTTCCGCAATGCCCCTCCAATAAGCCGCTTCTCTCTCCGCGTCATATTTGGCCTTCGTGATCTCGTTGATCCGCTGTTGGGCCGACTTTTTGCCCCGCTGCGTTTCTTGGGTCTCGGGCTCCTGGCCTTCTTGGGTTTCCGGCTCCTGAGTCTCCGGCTCCTGGACTTCGGGCTCCTGTACTTGGGTTTCTACTTCGGGCAGTGCTACGTCTTCAGGCATGGTATTCTCCACGATGGCCTATTGCGCTTAAGCCCCCCGCTGGCCAGCGGGGGAAGCGGTGTCGTTCTCTTTGATGTCTTGCTGAACATCAGCCGTGAGGGCAGGCGGGGGTTGCATCGCCTGCAGTTGAAGGGCAATCCAACTCTTGAGCTCCTCAACATCCATCTTGTTGGAGTTGTTCATCTTGGCGATCTCAATGTCCTTCATCGCCTTGATCTTTTCAACCCGTTCCCCGGACTGGGCTTCCTGGAGCTGTTGTTCAAGTTCCTGGATGTGTTGAGCAGCTTGATCCATCACTTGCTTCACCGCCGGAGGAAGCTGTTGCTCCGCGCCATCTTCGGTCAGCAACTCCGGCGGAATGGTCTTGCGAATTCGGTCAGCGATCATCTGCGCCCCCGGCCAATCCATGGACTTAACCACTTCGTCGCCGGCCACGTCCATGAGCTTCGGCCAGTTGCCGCTAAGTTCCATCATGGCCGATCTTGATTCGTCACGCAGGGTGGAGAAGCTCGGGCCGGCCTGCACCGTAACATCATATTTGCCGACGGTTACGTCGTTGATGATTCGTTGAACCGCTTGGATCGTGCCCTGAGCGTCCTGGGTCAGTTGGGGGGTGTCGGGCTGATTGATCTTGGCATGCCCCACCTTGTCATCTTTGCCGATGACCCTGACGATCCTGGGGCCAGAGTACACCCTGGGGATCATATCAACCAAGCACCGACCCGCGTGACGCACCGTCCTGCTCAGGTTATCAATGTAGTGAAAGTTGGAAAGGTCACCCTGTTTTTTGCGCGAGTTGATCGCCAACCCGCTCGTTTCATTGCCCCGTGCGCCCAGAGAAGCGTCGTAGATTCCCGTTACTGCCTTGATTTCGTCCGAGGCGTGCATTGCCATTTGGAGCACGCCCTGAGGAACGTCCGCCATAGGTTGGCGAGCAGGGGGAGGGGCCAGCACCCCGTTGACGGTCTTGGGCTTGTATTCCAGGTAGGAGAAGGTTCTGACGTTGGCCTGTCTCCATTCTTCTTCGTGACCGGCGAACTGCCCCTCAGCCCCAATATACGGGGTTTTGGGCCGCATGCTGACTTCCTCGGTGGCCGACGTCATCCAGAAGTCGTACATCATCGCCGAATCCTTGGAATCGCGGATGATGCCTGAGTAGGTCACTTTTCCGTCGATGTCCACCTCGGTACCAATCACCAGGAATACTGGGATATACGAGCAGGGGATTTCTGTCTCGTCCAGGACATCCAAAAGTCGAGGCTCGTACTTGATGGGACTGGCTTTGCCGGGAACTTTGTCGTCGAACCCGGCCATTTTCCGCCACATGACCCTGCGCTTGAATGATGGACGTTCCTGAAGAATACTGACCCCATCGGGGAGCTCGATCAAATCGCTCCTGAACCCCACCTCCCCGTTACTCAGCTTCAGCAGGGTGTCGGGGGTTTCCTCTACGCTGTAGTATTCAAGAACGAGTACCAGCTTATCTTCGTCATCGTCGTTGATGGGGGCCTGTACGGATTCTGCCTTGGGGTAGTCGCGCTTGAGCTCCCGCCGGGACATAGTGGTCTCGACAAAGCAGTATTGCATGTCGCTACCATCAGGGTTTTTGGTGGACGGGTCGATATGGACTGAAAAGACATTGCGAATCCTGTCGAATTTTATCACCTGATCGAACGAGTCCGGAGACTCGTAATCAGTGATCAGTCGGAAATACCCAAACCCCACAGCCGCCGCAGAATGAACAGATGTGTCGTAGCAGATGTCCGCATTGCTGGAATACTCAATATGGCGGATCATGCCCTCCAACACTTCGGCCAGCTTCGGATCGGCGGCATCGTCCACCGGATGGACATGGATGCTCGGGCGGTTCTGGCGCTGGTCGTTGGTGATCTGTCGCAGGAACGCTGGGTGCTTGTTGATGGTAAGGCAAGGACGCTTCTCGATGGTGCGCTGGCGCTTGGAATCCTCCGGCCAATGCTCGCCCTTGAGGAACTTCAGATCACTACGAGCATCATTGAAATTATCGTTCTCGGCAGTGCGGCAAACTCCAAGCCGCTTTTCGGCCTGCTTAAGAATATCGTCGTCTTTGTCGCTCATCGTTGGGCACCGTTCAACTGCAGCAATTGATTCAAGGCAACCCCGCCAGCGGTTCCGCCGGCAATGAGCCCAAGAAGTCTCGGATCAGCGTAACCCAGCAAATCGGGATCACCCCGCTTGGCCGGGTCGAAGGCCGCAAACCGGGATCGGATATTCTCGGGAGGAACGGCATGGCTCAGCGATCCGTAGTGCTCATATTCGTTGTGGTACGGAATATTGGAATTGTTCGCGAACAGCTCGTTCCTCATTTTGAGGATTTTGCTTTTGGGCGGAATGGAATCGCTCTTCATCCCGAACATGGATTCCGGGATCGTCGAGAATTCCCCGTCCGTCATCGGGAATCCGGAGGGTTTGTAAGGGGCGTTGTTCTTGAACAAGACCGGGTACGTGGCCCCTACAACATCGTCGTCATCTAGATATTCATTAAGTCCAGAAAATCTATCGAGCGCCGCGTCCTTGGTTCCTACATGGGTTGCCAAGAAATCGGACGGAACGTTACCGTACTCGTTGATGGCCGTCTTGACCCCCAGGGGGTGTTTCAATGGGTCCAGTTCCCCCACTTCGTTCTCGGCCCGACTGTAATGATACCCCTCGCCGTTGAACCCCATGGCAGAGGCCCTCTCCTGCGCCGTGTTATCCGGTCGAAGGCTCAGACCGCCCTCGGACACCGGCTTTGCGGCATTGCGTTGGGCCGTCAGGAATGCTGCTGCCCTCTCTGCGGGGTCATGAGACAGCCCCGACCTTGTCGCTGATTTCATCGCGCCTGCCAGGACAGCCCCCTTGCTCATAAGGGCAGCTAGCTTTATCCCCATTCCGGGCGGGAGCCATTCCTCAGGGGTAACTTGACCCAATCCAGGTTCAGGAAGACCGGAACGGATATCCCACTCCGGCTCGCGAGGAGGGGGCGGGAGATTTCTCATCCGCTGAGGAGTGGTGTTCAGGGATTCGGAAGTCACCCCGAAAAGGTCGCGGAGGGACGGCATCTCAGTTCACCGTCCTGGCCACTGCCCTTGGCAGCCTGACCATCAGGATGGGGTCATCTTGAAACTTCAGGAAGCCGAATTTAGAGTACCACTTCTCGAGCCTTTCCGTGTCAGCCTGAAGAACCAGAGCACCGCCGATATCATCAAAATCATTACAAACCTGTTGAATGACCGCATTACCAAGCCCCTTTCCGCGTTCCTTCGGATCGACAAACACGGAGCTTATTTCAGCCACCATGCCTTGAATTGCCACAGGAAGTGCCCTGCACTTCCCGACCACCAGGGAGGCCCCGCCCATATTCAACAGAAATTCTCTTTCAGTTTTCATGACATCCACGCGTGGCCTCCGGGCCGGACGACACTTCCTTCCTCGTCTTCATCCTTTTTGAATGGCTCGGTAATCATGATTTCCGATGCGCTCATGGACAGATACCGGGTGCAGTCCATCAAGTGGTCGTTGACCTTCACCACCTGCCCTTTTTCATCCCTGCGATACAATCTGAACTCAGCCAGCCAGTTCGACAGGCTCTTGAAGATTTTCATCTTGCCATATGACAGCCTCTGCCATACGTTGTAGATGCCCGCTTCCTTGGCGTTGATTGCTGTGGTCAGGGGTAGGCCCAGGTCGACATATTGCTGCATAAGCTGCTCGCCGTCCCTCTGCGATCGGCCCCTGGCAGCAGGGTCGATGCACCCCGGAATCCACTTCCCGCGCCCCTTGATGGCTTCGGCATGCACAGCCGGTTCTGCGTGCGATCTGTAATGCTCGCTATACAGATAGATGGTGTCGGAGTCCCTGTCGTGGGCTCCCCAGATCGCCGCCGTCCTGTTCCAGCCGACGTCCAGTGCGAACCCACGCGGCCAGTGTTTGGGGATGGCGAAGTCCGGAACGATGATTTCGCTTTCCTGCACCGGGTAGATGGCCCCGGACCCCAGCTGGGGGATTCCCCTGGACCGAGAATCCCTTTGGAACGGCGGGATCGATTCCAGGAGCTGTTTCTTGGACGACTCGGTGAGGTGAGGAACATCGTCCCAGCTAGCCATCACGGAGAATTTCGAGGAGGACTCGTCAATCTCCGGGTCGACGTCGGACATCTTCCCGCCCGGAAGGAACGACAGAACCACTTCCGACATGCCCATCAACGGGGTGAAGGTAAGCATCACCAGCCCATTGTTGGTCATCGTCCGCATCAGGCACTCGGTGTACACGTCGAGGGGCGGTTCCTCGTCAAGCAAAATGACGTCCTGCTCCGTCCCCTGGAAGGCTTCTCTTCTCTGATCATAGGACTTCAGAGTTAGCCTCGAGACGCCCCCGTGAACGTGCTTGACCATGATGATTTCGACGGCATCGGCAATTCCGGCCTTGTTCATGACCTTTACGATGCTTGTCTTGGGGATCAGGCCCGTTCCCATGTCGCCCAGGGGACCTAGAATCTTCTCCTGAAGGATGTCCCGAACAGTCTTGCCGGTGTCTCCTGCCGCCCACGCCTTGATGGGCCTGTTAAACCGTCTTCCGGTCCACCAGGATGGGTATTCGCCGGTCAGGTGAAGCACCAGCTCATATCCTCCGACCCCTTCCGTTTTCCCGACCCGGTTCGCGGCCATCATCATGCGCTCGCGATACCTCGAACCGGCCTCGAAGAATTTCAGATGCTTCGGATAAAGCTCCCTGCGCAAGGGGCCGGTGTCCGGATAATACGTTCCTATCTTCCGTTCTCTGGTACGGCGGTGCCTCTCCGCTACGGCGGCAGCAAGGGCTTCTTTGGAAACCATAACCGTCATTTGAGGGGTTCCGTTATTTCGGA